GCAAGGGCAGCAAGGTGGATGTGAACTGGCGCGGCCGGGTGATCAAGGGCGGCGTCGTGCTGTACATGGTGGGCGGCGACACATTGAAGCGGACGATCTACGCGAGGCTGCGGAAGGAGGGCACAGGCCCCGGCGCCGTGCACTTCGGGCAGAACGCAACCGAGGATTACCTGCAGGGCCTGACGTGTGAGCGGTTGGTGCCGAAGACGGTGAAGGGATTCCAGGTGCTGTCGTGGCAGAAACCGGCGGGTGCGCGAAATGAACCGCTCGACCTGGTGGTCTACTGCCTGGCGGTGCTGGAGCTGGTGAAGCGGCGCTACAACCGGGCGACGATGTGGGATCAGCTGGCGGCAGCAGTTGCGACTGAGAAGGCACCACCGGCCGCGGCTGGTGGTGGTGGCGCACGGCGGCGGCGGCCGGCGAGGACCGGCCCGAGTTTCGTCTCCGGCTGGTAGATTCTCTCTGTGGTGTGTCATGAGCCCCCCGGTTGTGCCTGCGGCCGGGGGGTTTCTTGTGCCCTATGCTGTGCATGGAGGTGATCCCCGTGCCGGTTCCCGCTGAGATCAAGGCTGGCGATACCGTGCAGTGGATCGAACCGTCACAGGTTGATCTGTTGGGTGCTGCTGCGACATCGGCCACCTGGACATTCACGACGTACCTGCGAACCAACACGGCCAGCGAGGGCGCGACGGTTGCCGGCACCGCGCGATCAGACGGCGGGTGGGACATGGCGATCAGTGCCACCACCACCGAGGCATTCGATGCGGGCGATTGGTTCTGGCAATCGGTGATCAGCAGCGGCGCGACGAAGATCACGGTCGGGAATGGGATGCTGCTGGTGCAGCCATCCCTGATCTACGCGGGTTCGCCGGGTGCATTCAATGGCCAGAGCCAGGCTGAGCAGGATCTAGCGGCAGTGCAGGCGGCGATCCGCGCGATCATCTCAGGAGGAGCCAAGCAGTACACGATCGGTAGCCGGTCCTTCACGAAGCTGGAGCTATCGCAGCTGATGCAACGTGAGGCGCAGCTGAAGGCGATTGTTGCGCGCGAGCGTGCGGCTGAGAAGGTTGCGCAGGGCCTGGGCAATCCCGGCAATCTGTTCGTGAGGTTCAGCTGATGGCGAAGCGGAAGCGGTCGAAGCCGGCACCGCCCACGGTGGCACCAGGCGCCCGCCGCGGCCGGCGGGCCTACGAGGGCGCGCTGATGTCGCGGCTGACCTCGGACTGGGTGACCAGCGGCACCAGCGCCGATGCCGAGATTGACGGCAGCCTGGTGCGGCTGCGCAACCGCGCGCGCCAGCTGGTGCGGGACAACCCCTACGCACGCCAGGCGCTGCGGGCGATCGGCGCGAACGTGGTCGGCCGGGGCATTCGGATGCAGGGCCGGGTGATGATGCAGCGCGGCAGCGGCCGGCTGGATCAACGGATCAACAGCATGATCGAAGGCGAGTGGACCCGCTGGTGCCGGCCGACGACGTGCCACGCTGCGGGCCGGCTGTCGTTCGCCGAAATCTGCCGGTTGGCGATTCAGGCGATGGCCGAATCGGGTGAGGTGTTTATCAGGATTGTGCCGGAGGCATTCGGCGGCGGCAGGGTGCCCCTCGGCCTGGAGATCATCGAGAGCGACTACTGCGACGAGGGAAAGAGCCTGGGCCCCCTGCCCGATGGCACCGAGTGGCGGATGGGGGTGAAGGTCAACCGCTGGGGCCGGCCGGTGTCCTATGCGTTCCGCACCCGCCACCCGGGCGACATGGTGAACGGGGTGGGGTATCAGACGCAGGAGGTGCCGGCCTCGGAGATCATCCATCTGTATGTGACCGAACGGCCGGGGCAGACCCGCGGTGTGCCGTGGTTCAGCTCAGCGGTGAAGCGGTTGCATCACCTGGCGGGGTACGAAGAGGCGGAGGTTGTGCGGGCGCGGGCGAGCTCCAGCCTGATGGGATTCATCACCAGCCCTGAGGGTGAGCTCCACGCCGATGAGGTGTTCGACGATGAGCGGGTGAGCAACTTCGAGCCGGGGGTTTTCAAGTATCTGGCGCCGGGCGAATCGGTGAACGTGCCGCAGCTCGACGCACCGGATGGGCAGTTCGAGCCGTTCATGCGTGGGATGCTGAGGGCGGTTGCCGCGGCAATCGGCTGCAGCTACGAAACGATCTCGCGGGACTTCAGCCAGAGCAACTACAGCAGCAGTCGGCTCAGCCTGCTGGAGGATCGGGAGACATGGAAGACGCTGCAGGACTATCTGATTGACCACCTGCTCCGGCCGGTGTTCGAGCGGTGGCTGGCAGCAGCGGTCGGCAGCGGCGCCATGCCCCTGCCTGGATATGACCTGATGCCGGAGCGGTACGAGTCGGTGAAGTGGTTCCCGCGCGGGTGGGCATGGGTTGACCCGGCGAAGGAGGTTGCGGCCTACCGCGATGCGGTGCGGTGCGGATTCAAGACCCAAGCGCAAGTAGTGGCCGAAGGTGGCGAGGATCTGGAGGATCTGCTGATGGCCCGTGCTGCCGAGGTGGACCGGGCCGAAGACCTGGGCCTGCAGTTCGACACCAACCCGGCGGATGATGCGATGGCCGGCGCCATGGGTGCGACGCCTGATGTTGAGGATGAGATCGAAGAACCGGACGATCCAGATGACGACGATCTGCCCGACGACATCGAGGACGACGCCTGATGGCCAACGTGAACGGCACCGACATCGACCTCATGCCGACCGATGGGATGCGCACCGAGGCCGAGCGCTACCGCGCGTGGAAGGCTGACGGCGAACCCGGCGGAACCGAGGTGGCCGCAACCCGCGCCAGCCAGATCCTGTCGGGTGATGAGCTGAGCCCTGACACGGTGATCACCATGGCGGCGTGGTTCGCCAGGCATGAGGTGGACAAGGCCGGCGAGGGCTTCAGCCCGGGTGAGGATGGCTACCCCAGCCCCGGCCGTGTGGCATGGGCAGCCTGGGGCGGTGACCCCGGCCAGACATGGGCCGATGCGAAGGCGGCGCGCATCAAGGCCGCGCGGGATGATCGTGGGATGAAGTCTGAAGCTACAGCTACAGTGGAGACACAACCTGTGCACGGATTGATGGAACTGCGCGAGCTGAACAGCAAACCGCTGAGGCGTGTCGCCAGTTTCGACTATGCGACCGCCGCCCGTGGCATGAAGCCCGACGACGACGATCGGCGGACGCTTGAGTTTTCGTTCAGTTCCGAGGCGCCGGTTGATCGGTGGTTCGGCCCTGAAGTGCTCAGCCATGCCGAGGGTGCGCTCGACATGAGCCGTCTGAACGATGGCGCACCGCTCCTTTGGAATCACGACCCTGATCGTGTGCTGGGAGTGGTCGAACGTGCATGGCTGGATGATGGCCGCGGCATGGTCGCGGTGCGGTTCAGCCGGAGTGCATTCGCCGAGGAGAAGTACGCGGAAATCCGTGACGGCATCCTGCGCAATGTGTCGGTCGGCTATTCCATCGCCGATGCACAGCCGATGCGCGCGAACGGCCAGGACGGCATCCTGGCCACCTCATGGCAAGCTCATGAGGTGTCCATCGTGTCCGTGCCGGCTGATCAATCGGTCGGGATCGGGCGCAGCCTCGACGACGACCAGGCGGCCCCGGCCGCACCCAACCCCCTACCCCCCCAACCAATGGAACCCCAACTCGACATCGAGGCGGTGCGGGCTCAGGCTGCGGCCGATGAGCGTACCCGCGTCGCCGGCATCACCAGCCTTTGCCGTGAGCACGGCGCCGACGATCTGGCTCAGGGCCTGATCGAACGCGGCGCCACTGAAACCGAGGCCATGCGCGATGTGCTGGCTGCGATCGGCCAGCGCGCCAAGCAACCTGCCCAGTCCGCCAGCCCCGCCGCTGCTCGCCCCATCGCCTCCGGCGGTTCGGCTGACATCGGCCTGTCCGACAAGGAGGTGCGCCAGTTCAGCTTCCTGAAGGCCATCCGTGCCCAGCTGATGCCCGGCGACCGTGCCGCCCAGGAGGCCGCGGCCTTCGAGCGTGAGTGCTCGGCTGCTGTGGAGCAGCGGACCGGCCAGCAGGCCCGGGGCATGTGGGTGCCCCATGACGTGCTGCGCCGTGATCTGACCGTCAACACCGCATCTGCCGCCGGTGATCTGGTCTTCACCGACGCCAGGCCCGGCAGCTTCATCGAGCAGCTGCGGAACCGGCTCGCGCTGACCACGCTTGGCATGACCACGCTCACCGGCCTGCAGGGCCCGGTGGCGATCCCCCGCAAGACCGGCGCCAGTACCGCCTACTGGCTGGCTGAGGGCGGCGCCCCCACCGCCTCGAACCCGACCGTCGATCAGGTCACGATGACCCCCCGCACCTGCGGGGCCTACGTCGACTTCACCCGGCGTCTGATGCTCCAGTCTTCGCTGGACGTTGAGACCATGGTGCGGGCCGACCTGGTCGAGACCCTGGCGCTGGAGATCGACCGAGTGGGCCTGTACGGCCTGGGCGCCAGCGGCGAACCGCAGGGCCTGAAGTTCACCACGGGGATCAACACCGAGGACTTCAACGCCGACAGCCCGACCTACGTCGAGCTGGTTTCGATGGAGACCAAGGTCAATGCTGACAACGCCGACATCGGCGCCATGCAGTACCTGACGAACTCCACCCGGTTCGGTGCATTCAAGACCACCAGCAAGATCGGCAGCGAAGCCCAGTTCGTGCTGGAGCCCGGCGGCACCGTGAACGGCTACCCGGTGGTGCGCTCCAACCAGGTCGCCACCGGTGATGTGTTCTTCGGTGTGTGGAACCAGCTGCTGCTGGGCCTGTGGTCCGGCATCGACCTCACCGTCGACACCGCAGCCCTGGCCACCTCCGGCGGCGTGCGGGTGATCGCCCTGCAGGATCTGGACTTCGCCGTCCGGCATCCTGAGGCCTTCTGCCGCGGCAACAACACCCTCTGATCATGTTGATTCGGATCCTGCGCCAGACATCCATCAGCGGCCGACCCGCCCGGGTCGGTGATCTGATTGACGTGTCCGATTCCGATGCCCGGCTCCTGCTGGGCATGGGCAAGGCGGAGATGGCGCCGGATCCGGTCACACCAACCCCTGAGGCCGAGGAACGGCCTCGCCCCCGCAAACCCCGCACCCGGACCCATGGCAGTACATGAGCTCACGCTGGACAAGCTCCAGCACTTCACCCTCCTCGCCACGACCACGATCACCGGCACCGGCAACCAAACCGGCGTTGACATCAAGGACTATGAAGGCGACGTCCAGATCATCCTCGCTGGCACCGCTGCTGGCGCTGATGCCTCGCTGGCGTTTCGGATCGAAGAATCCTCCGATGATTCGACCTACACCGCCGCCGCCGGTGGAACCTTCACGGTGATCGGCAATGCCGCCGCCAAGCAGGTGATCACCCTCAACAGCAACGACCTCAAACGGTACATCCGGCTCAGCTGCACGGCTGAGGTTGGCACTGCCTCCAGTGCCGTCACATGCTTCGGGTTCGGCCTGAAGAAGTACGGCTGAGGTTGACCGATGGCATTCGTCGAGGATCCAACCGACTTCCTAGATGACTTCGGGGTCAGCGTGACCACCGGAGCCGTGACAGGACTGGGGATCCTCGACATGCCTGGCGAGTATGTGGCCGACAGCCGAGTCATCACGAATGAGTACCTGCTGCGAGCCGAAACCTCGAAGTTCGGCACC